ATATATATCAGTGCTGATCTGACTTGATCTCTGTTGAGCTTCCGGGTATCTTTCCGCTACTCCTTTGAGGTATTCAGTGTACATCCCCGGAGTGGCATTGAAAAGGTTCTCAAAAGCTGGTAGGGCTTCATCATATCTTTTACTACGTTTTGTCTCACTCTCTGTCGGTTGGGGTGGAGTGTATGCAGGGGCTTCCGGCATCTTCATCCCTCCACCAAAGTATGACCTGGCGTAGACTCCTTTTTTCTTTTTAAGAGCGTTAAATTTCATTCTTTTTGCCTCGTAAAATAATAGGGTTAATCTTTCCATAAATTAAAGTGTCCTGGGGTTTACCATTTCTAAGGACACTACATTTTAAAAAACCTTCTTTCTTGAACCTGCAAGTCTCCAGTAATTTTATACAGAGGGCATTTTCCCTGTTAACTTCTGCCCTTACTTTCACCAGTCCCATCGCCTCATAAAGATAATTGCAGAACAATGTTAAGATTTTCCTTGTGTCACTCCCGTAAGCTTCTCTTGTGGCCGCCGCTGTTAGAAAACAGGAGTGGAATTTCCCTTCACGCCCAAGCCAGTTATAGCAATATATAAAGGCCATTAGTTTATTATCTTTAAACACCAGAAAAAACCACGGGTAAAGGGAATCGATTAATTTAATCAGCCCATCGGCATCCTGTGGCATATAGTCATGGAGGATGCTGTTTTTATGCTTACTAATTAATTTTAAGACGTCTTGGAAATATCCAGCATTAAGCCTGTGTTGTGCCGACATATTTTCAAAACGATACTCATTAACATTGAATGTCATGACTCCTCCTTATATACTATTTTCAACCACTCCTAAGAATTCTATACTAACAACACTAATATTTTTTAAGGCTCCGCTCCCCTGAAAGTGGATAGAGATGCTTTTTATTCCATTATAATTGTCAAGATAATTACTCCCTATGATAAGTTCAGCCCAGTTATTCCCGGTAGTCCCCCCATCATTAGCCCATTCCGTATCAGTTACAGTCTCATCGTCGTCCGACCAGATGAGGGCGTTCTCATCCCCTGGAATTGTAACGTTGTGGGTATCTGAATTGTGGTAATTATCATAGTCGAAGAAGAACCTGTAATCAAAGTCGTTGTCAACTTCTGTATCAGCCAGTATCTTAATCTCGTCAATATCTTTCTGTTGGTGAGGGCTTCCAAAATGCAGATAAGCTGACTGTATATAAAATGTCATATCAGCCCCAGCCCAGTCTGTCCCAAAGTCCTCCCTATAAATATTACCATTTTCATCAAAAGAATAGATGACATTTTTATGCTCAACTGCACACGTCATCGACTGTGGTGAAACTCTCCTGTACCAAATCTTAAGTTCATAATCATATACGTACACGTACTGGAAATTAGGCACATTTGTCATTGGAAAATAACACCAAATTTCCCTCTCATTTTTATTATGCAGGATTGTTATTTCATTTGCCCTGGCACTGTCGTACATTCCTTTTAAAAAGCCTGATTTGTCACAATTTAATAGAGCTGCAATATCAGCCTTCACCTGTATTTGATCTTGCACCCCTGTCTCTCCTAAAGGCCATAATCCTGAATCATAAAAGATATGGTCGTTTAAAACTTCAAGTGTTCCAAATTGACTGGAACTTCCCTTATTAGCCTTAATATCAAAGACAAAGTTTTCAGGCAAACCGTCATTATCTTGCATAAGCACTACCTGATTTTTTCTGTGTATAGCCAGATAATTATCATACAAGCTTAATGCCTGGACTACAGAAGCGTTATTGAAGAAATTCTTATCATAGCCAGCATCATCAACAGTTGTCCAGTCTTTATACGTCCCCTGCGCTGTCCAGTATAATCCTCCCAGATACCCCATGTAAACTCTGCCTTTATAAACAGCAATAGCAGTAGAGCGCAACACAGACCCGTCTGAACTGGTTGCAAGCAGATAAGTTATTTTATTTCTTGTTAGTGCTTTACTGGAAGCCGTTGTAGTAAATGCTGTTCTTGTAGTCAAGTGTGTATTATCAGTTATGACAGAAACTGTTCTTATCTCACCATTTACAGTGATGACATCGCCTGTCTGTAATTCTGTAGTAAAAAGGGTTGATGTGCCAACCACAGCAGTTGTCCCGTTTATTGCTACTGTACCTGTTGTGGTGGTTGCCCTTGCCCTAAAATAAATAAATGGTTCATCTATTCCATTACTGTATATAATTCCCTGTCCATAGGGCACCCAGGCTCCTCTGGTGCTATCGTCAAGCCCAGTCAATAATGCTGCACTCATTGCACTTGACCCTGTATCATATTCATACATAGTGCCTGTAGAATCGACAAATACAAGATACTCTTCTGTTCCAAGATCATAATTGCCAGCTGATATTACTTTCACACCATGCGCAACAACAAGCGTATTTCCCCTGCACCTGCCTATACCATGATTTTTAAAAGGTTTAACATTAGCTGATTCCAGCCAGAATAAGTCTTTACTGCCTCCTGATATAATATAAGTGTCTCTGTAGTTAAGCCCAGCTACAAGGTTGTTAAAAATAAAATCAGTCATATTTAGACAGCTGACCTCCTAATGTCATGGTGAAGGTTACCCATCATAAACTGAAACTCTTCTCCTTCATCTCTGTTGTGGGCATTTAACTGCCTTATCCCTTCCTGGAACCTTTCCTTGAAAGCTGGGGTCTTCGCACTCTCATTTTTCTGGGCTTCATAATAAAAACAAGTCCCATATACAAGCACAGGTTCATGGAGGAATCCAGGGAGAATAGAATAATCTGTTTCAAGTGCCAGTTCATCCTTTTGCGTTGTAGTCCCTTCTACAAAATTCTCATATGTTGTAGCATCCAGTGCAAGTTTATTTGTATAGTATTCGACTGTCAGAGTACGAGCTGTAGAATTGGCTGTGAACAATATTTTATTATTCCTAAACGTATACTCGCAAGCTCCTGATTCTCCCAATAGGAACTCTGCCTTGTCAGGACTGTAAGTGTAATATCCCCCATTTGTAGTGTCGTAAATTAAAGCCCTTCCTTCGCTGTCTTTTGCTACTTCTCCGGGAATAGTATTTGTAATAGCTGTATATTTAGCAACTGCCTCTGCACCAATAGAGAGCGACATGGTGCGCTCTCTACATGCGTAGGTGAAGGCCATTAAAACATCTTTATTTACCTGATTGACAAGCGATTTTATATTGAGCTGAAATTCATTTGTCAGATCAGCAAAAGTACTTGGAACAGGCCGTCCGAGGATACGATGTACCCTCTGGATTACTTCAAAATAGTTTAATGCTGTAGTTACCATTTATTAATCCTTACTTGTAAGAGGCGTTTAATGTTTTCCAGGTCTCAATTTTTTCTTGTAGTTTCTCATATCCGATAGACGGGTGGTGATGAATCCCTTTTTCATAAGCAAATTTCTTAAGGTCATCAATTGTTTCTAGCTTATCTATCTTATCTTTTCCAATCAGTTGTTCCCTAATTGACCTTGTAGCCTCTTCAACTGGAACTAGGTCTTTTAGTTCATCGTCACACTCCAATATTTCAAAGCGGGGTATTGATCTGATAATAAATTCCTCTTTCCTCTGCCCATCTACCCATCTTTGGCAGGCTACCTGAGAATTAAATGTCCTCTTTAGACATTCTCCTATCTGCTCCCTATTTGTAAGAGAAAAGATATTGTTTGTCTGTACGTTTCTTAGCCTCATAGCAGGCTGTCGTTTTAAAGTTACCATCTTAAAGTCTCCTTTCTTTATTGGACATAGGTGGGGTTTATCACCCCACCCTGTAGCCAATATCTAGTGTAAATTATGTTTATGCTAAAAATGCTGTCCTGTAAGAGAATGGACAAATGGTTCCAGTGAACCCAGATTCAAAGTCGATAAAAACTGAACCTGTGTAAGTCCCACTTGTACCACCGTCATAATCCTGATTAGCTGCCTGCAAAAATCTTGACAGATCATTAATCGGAATTATGTACTCTTTATTTTGAGCCATTGAAATAGCCAAAGTGCCGGTTAAAGCGTTAGGCTGTGCACTGGTTGTCCTGCCACTTAATTTACAACCCGGTCTTATGTACAAAATCTTTGCCCCAGCATAAGTGTTCTTCACATACAGGAATAAAGTATTATTCTGTACTTCACTGGCATCTGTAATGGCAACACCGTTTGTTACCAGAGTGCTATCTATGGTTACAGCATTGGTATCGAGCGAAATATACCCATTGCTGTTGTCAACATAATTGACTGTATCTGCTGTTCTTGTCATTGAATTTCTCCTTGTTTAATTAAATTAAATATGTTTCCAGGTCTTACGTCGTCTAATGTTACTTATTACGGTATAATCAACGCCGTATTCCCTGGCTGTTATTCTGAGACTGCGAGGGTCTTTTCTTATAGCAATTACTTGTTCTCCCGTAAGTTTAGCTCGTCCGTTTCCAGAACCTTTGGCCTGTCTTCCTTTATTTACCTTGTCCTGGATATTGTCATCGACAGTACCCGTTTTAAGGTGGTCAGGATTAACACAAGCTGAATTATCACAAGCATGCATCACAATGTGATTCTCAGGAATTTCCCCTTTAAACCGTTTGTAAATATAATGGCTTATCCTTACATTTTTGCCTTTTAAACTCATGTAAGGATAACCATTATGACTTCTACTATGTGATGTGCAAATCCAACAGTCATTATCATTAATATAATATTCTATTGGCTTAGGTTTTCTACCCATTTTACTGTGTTTTGGAAAAGTTATTTTCATATATGCCTCCTGTGGTTTCACAGAATAAGAATAACATATATAAAAAATAAGTCAAGACCCTTACTATAAGCTACTCCGAGCCTTTGCTGACTACCCCAACAGCTAACATGTCTGAGCGGTGGCAATCTGTGCCGTACAATATAACCATTTTAGTTGCTGTTTCAAAGTAATCAGGTCTGCTTGCATCCTGTGCTTCTGGGTTTATCTGTCTTACAACAGCAAAGGATTTCTTGGAAACCCCAAACAGAGGATAGTAAGTTGTTGAAGATGTTTTGATAGAGTTAGACTTATAAACGTTAAACCCACATACAGGATACTTAATCTTACCCGTATTCTGCTGGTCTATCATTTTTTCAGTATAAACGCTCCTGTCATCAAGGTTAAGTTTACCACACATCCATGCTGGTAATACTGCGAACCTGTTTTCCGGGGGAACGTCGCTTTCATCCATCAGTACCTGCATATCACTCATAAATTCAAATACATTACTTGATGTTATGCTCTTAGCAGAAGCGTTACTAATATCAGCCCCACCATTTGTATAGTGGCCTGAGTTGTCAATTACCATACCAGCTGATGTGTAAAGACCTGCAATATCGTCTTCAATGGCTTTAGAAAACTGATAAGCTGCCCTATGAGAAAGGTCTTTCATCACATTGCCGGCTTTTAATGAGCCCATTTGTTTTTCTTCTGCGGTTGTTAAAGTATGGACAAAGTATTTACCTGTATCTACCCTAATATCATGGGTAGAAGGTACAGGCTGGTCATAGGTTAACTGGCTACCGTTAGTATATGTCCTGAGTGTTACATCAGCACCATATACAACTGTAACAGTATCCCCACCAGCTTTACCAGTAATTTCGCCTTCATATTCTGTAGTGGCGAGTTCTTCTAATATAAGTTTTCTTTCTAATAGTGGCTCTATTGTGTCATTTTGAGTTACTCCTTTTTAATTTAGTACAAATTTTAGCCAGTCCTCTTTACTCGCATTCTGAATGTCATCTGCTGTCCGTATAGAGGTTTTTGTCTGGACACTATCGCCAGGTTGCGTTGCCGCTTTTGCTTTAGCCTTAGCATTATCCTTTTCCAGTTCATTTTTTATCTTTTGATAGCCACGTATTTCAGCCTCTGCAACAGCAGAAGCAATAAAATCTCTTACGTAGCAAGCAAAACCGCCTTTAGCTAAATCGATGCCCCCTGCATCATAAATTTTTTCCTTAAGATTATCCGCATATTTTTTGACAATAGGGTCTTTGAGTTCAAGCATATCCTCCTGCATTTTCTGGTAACTTTCATTATTAATACGCTTTATTTTAGGGATACTTGCCTGTTTGCTGGTCTTTTGTAATTCACTATGGTTCTGTCTTAATTCATTGACATCAACTATAGCCTGATTAATGGCATTCTTATATACTTCAGGAGTAATCTCACCCTTCTTGAACATTTCATCAATCTGAGCAACCGACACTTCATAATCCCTTAATACCTGTTCAATCTGGCCTATCCTGGTGTTTACAACAAGTTCGTTTTTCTCCGATTCATAATAGTCCTTTAATGTACTCTCATGTTTTTTGACAGCTTCCTGTGTCTTTTGATTAATCAACTCTTCTATTTCTTTTGGAGTTTTCCCAAGAATTTCTGTATCTTTTTCTTCCCCATCAGTTGATTTAATTTGCCCTTTCTCTGTGGGTTTTTCCGCTTCTTTTTCTTTGCCAGGTTCCTTTTTATCTTTTTCTTCTTTACTCTCCTCTGCGGGCTCTTCGGTAGCCTCTGTTTCTGTCCTTGAATTTGTTTCATAGCCATCTGATTCTATGATCTCTTTAATGGTGTTATTATAAAAATCTGCACTGTCCACCTGTGATTTAGTTTCAACCTGTGGTTTTGTTTCTTCTGGCATAAGCCCTCCTTAGTATATGTGATACATTAATTTAACTGTTGCTGTAGTAGCACCTGCCACACTGGAAGCAAGTCTCCCCACTATCCTTGTATTTGCTGCCTGTATTGACGTAATAACAGGAAAATAACTTCCCCTATCCTGATTTGTAGTCCTTGTAAAAGCAGTCTGGGCAATCAACACTTCTGAGCTTATCGCCCCTTTAGCAATACTGAGGACGTAATCTCCATTATTAGAAATGTTCCCCACCATTGCAAAGTGGAGGTCAAAAGTTGAAGTTATCGTATTTATCGGCACTATTTCTATATAACTTCCAAATGTCCATGCCTGAGCTGCAGTTGTTAAGGTGACAGGAGCTGCAAGCACAGGGTAGACAAGTGCAGTACTATGAATATGCTCTTCAATAGTGTCTATCTTTGCTACTAGATCAGTATTTGGATACTCGCTCCCAGTAGCCCCTATCGTGGCTACTAAAGTGTCAAGTTCAGTCTTTATTGCTGCTACTGAAACTATAAGAGCGTCAGTATCTGCTCCAATTCCAGTAAGTGCATCAAGTGCAACTTCAACGTTGGCAATCTTAGCGTATATACTATTTAGGTTTATCATTCAGCTCTATATACGCATTTTCTGGCATTGCTATTATTCTTTTCATCCCTGCTAGAATTTCAGGAGTCACACTACCTGACAGGCGGTAAACCTCCTCTTTGAATATCGGAAGGCATTGTTCCCATTCTGGGCTCAGAAATAGCTTGCGGAGGCATTGTTCTTTGTTCACTTATGATCACCTGTGCTAACATTGGTAAATATTCTGTAACCTTGGCTTTTGCAGCATCCATTGTGGCAGGGTCGTCCTTTAACCCTAATTGCTGTAATATTTGCCTTATGCCTTCTTCTAACTGGTCTTTATTGAGGAACTTTTCAACATCCTGCATACCTGTCTGTAAGAAGCCATATTTAATAATTTCTTTCATATCGATAAGTCCAGGGTCAACTTTAACAGCCAATTCTATAAGGCTGAGGACGTCCTTAAACTGTGCCTGCCTCTCCATAGTCGCTTTAGAGTCTGTATAAATATAATCGTACTTACCAGTCCTTATCTCATCAGTAATAGTTTCTTCTTTAACGTTTCCGTCTCCCTGTACCACACCAACGGGAATGTCGCCATCTTCAAAATTAGCCTTCATATCAGCGATCTTTTTAATAAGAGGAATATTAAACCCCTGTTTAATCCCATCGATCATTTCGCTAATTCTGACAGACCCCCCTACCTGCATAGCTTTAACTTCTGTTGCAGTCTTTTTCTTTTCCTCTGGCTGCCCCATCATAGCAGAACTTACGCCAACTGCCGCTTCTGTCTGATTATTAAAAAATTCAACAAGGTCAAACCCTTTAAGTGTTCCACTGGCATCAATTGGGATGGGAGGGTTTTTATTCAGATCAGTTTCATACTCTATCCTCCCCCCTGGTGGTGGTTTTTCCTTCTTATCTTTTACTGAACCTTTAGGCGCATAAGAAACAGGCAGTGCGATATAAGGGAATGCTGTAATTATTTCATTGATAATATTACTTGTAATATCAGCTGACCTTAACCCAACTCTTAAAGGTGATATACCACGTTTGTATTCAGGGTGGATATCATGGGGGTAATAAACAATAGTGTTATTATAAAAAGGGTCGGGAATACACCTAACAACTTTGCCAGCTATAAGTGTTATTAAATAATTTTTTAACTCTTTCCCATCAACAATTATATTCCCTCTGTAGTCTAAGACTTCTGCCAGATCACCATTAATCATATTCTTATTGGCATCCCAAAGGCCAACGTCTTCTGTGAGCATCTCTTCACTTGGCTCCTGCCCTTTAATGCTCTGTTTTAAATATTCCTTGACCTCTTTACCGTAAATCTTTTTAGAAAATAGTTCATAAGATTTATTGCCAATGATCTCGTCATAAGATAGCCATTTTCTTATAATCTTTCCACATACAGGGCTGTCAAACCTATCTATTTTAGTGGTGTCAAAATAAAAGTCCTCCGGCTTTATCGGGTATACTTCAACGCCGTCCTGAATTTCCATATCCATAATCCCAACTTTCATAACAGGAGTTTCAAGTTTTTCCCCTGCTAGTCCAGTAACCATTTCAGGTACTTCCACTTCTGTTTTTCTTTTTACAGTAGTTGTCGATAACCCTACAAGGGCAATCATCTCTCCTGTCTCTGTATAGCTCTTTAAAAAGGCTTTAGCTTTCTTGCCGGCAAAGTTTATCTTTTCAAGGTCATTTACTATATCCCACTTATGTAGGTTCGCTGTCTCCTGGCTCTGCTTATCTTTTCCCCTGACATCAAACACCCCCGCATTAGTGGCATAAACATTCTCTTTAATAAGGCTGATAATAGTTTCGTTCAGTTTGTAAATAGCAGGTAGGGCATATGGGTCACCCTCTGTATACTCTCCCTTTTGAGACTGGTATATATACTTGCGTATTTTCTTAATCTCCTGAATAAAAGGCGCGCAAGCTTCTCTCCATTTTTCATACCTATTTAAAATAATCCCTGACAGCAAACTTAATTGATCGCTTGTAAGGTTTTCAGGTTTTCTATTTTCTAATAGCTCGATGTTTTCCAACATTTATTATTCCTTGTTAATCTTAAAGAATGGGGATAGAACCTATCCCCAAAGTTTAAGGTTACCCTGTTATGGTATCTGAAAGACAATCTTCTCCTTCATCACAGCAGCCGGTTGGATCTGCTTCTAATTTCTCAATCTCTTTCACGAGATTAACTCTAAGCTCCACTAAACCGTTGAGTTCTGCCTGTTTTTGTTCGATTACTCTTTGTAAGTCAAAGAATTTTGCTTTAGCTTCCTGTAACATGTTTTCCTCCTTATAGTTTATAAAAAGCGGGGTATTACCCCCGCCTGCTTATTTAATTAGTCCAAACGAATACAATGGACAATGAGAATGCCATCAAGGGTGCCGGAAGCATCTCCTATGACACAGAGATCGCCGCCTGAACCACTTGCAATGGTTGAGACAGAATCATCAAAAGATAATGCTGTAGTCTTGATCTTATCAGCGTTATCAGCTGCAACCGCTTCTGTAATAGCAGTTCCTACTGCTCCGACTGAGCCCTGGCATAACTGCCATGTTGCACTTGCATCTGGTGCAGATGTGTTAATCAGTTCTGCTCCATAAATAAGATATTTATATGGAGAGTTTTGAATTAAGTTTGCCCCTGCTGCTGCCAGATTGCTTATTGTTGCTATAATGTCGAATGGTACACCAGTAACAGCGGTTGTTCCTAGTGCAACAGAATCTAACTCTTCTCCGTTAACATTAGTTACAACGTTTCCAGTTCCATCGCAATCGAGAGTTTTATTAGTAAATATATCAGTAGTAGCTTTACCTACTAATGTATCTGTAGCGTTAGGGAAAGTTATAACTCTATCTGCTGACTGAGAGAAAGTTAAGGTTGTTTTTGTATTCGTGGTTGCGCCAACAAGCTCAAAGAAACAAGTCTTTGTTATGTCAGCTCCATCTCCTATTTTGACTTTTCCAGTGCCTTTACCAGCTAAGAGGAGACCT